ATTTTTTAAAGCTTCTACTACTTTATTTGAAAAAGAAATTGCATTATCTGATTTTTGCCCAGCAGAGCCCGGCTTATTTTTAGAAGACCCGCTTTTTCTTTCTGATGGCGACGATGGAGTTTGAGCAGCCCCTTTACGGCCAGGTCTCTTAGCTTCTATCTCTACGCTTAATTGGCCTGAAAACGTCTCGTTCGAAACTATTTCATTCGCGGCATTTTGATTGAGAAAATCAAAGCAAAACTCGTTTCGATTAAGAGCTTTTTGAAAATTTTTGTTTTTCATTTCGAAATTCATTTTGAATTAACGTTAGATATTACACTTTTTCTTCAGAAATTTGACTAATATTTAATATCGCCGCTGAAAAAAGATCAACGCCATGCTCTTCTGAAATGTCTAAAAGTTTATTAATTTTCTCTGGGTTGTCCTGCTTCTCTCCTTCGCAATAAGCCCTAATCGAATGATCCCAATTGGTTTTTTCTTCATTGATTATAATATTTTGCGATATCTGCTCTGCTATAGATTTTTGCTCTTGGGTTAGCTTTTTCTTTTCATGTTTTTTCTTTAGAAAATCTTCTACTTTCGCAGATAGAGTTTCATACTCTTTGAAAGACTGAGAAATTCCTTTCATAGAGTAAGAGGCTATTGCTGGCGCTTTTTTATTAGATCCAGGAGGAGACACGCTCTTGGTTTTCTGAGGAGATTTGGCTCCAGGAGGTCTTCCTGTATTTGTCGCTCCGGCTGCGGCAGCTCCGTTTGCTATCGGCGCATAAAGCCCCTCTTCTTTTAAAGTTTTAAATTTCTTCTGAGACTCTACAGACTCGTCTGGGTCAGGCAGTCTTCCTGAGCTTATAGCTTGCAAAGCTTCTTCTGGAGTTAGCACCCCAAGTTGAGCCAATTGAGCAACTACTCTATCCCAAACAGAAGAATCTCTTATATCAATTTCCTCAAAATTGGGCATCGGGAAATTTTTAAATCCTAAATCTTTGCAAAGTCTTTTAATTTCTGGAACTAGAAAATCATTTAAGAAAGCTTGTCTTCCCTGCTCTAATCTCTGGAAGAATATGTTAGTTTTAATACTAGAACTAGAGAACTTCTCGTCTCCGATTAAAATATTATTTAAACCTTGCTGAATATCTGTGTTTACTACCTCATACTTTCTAGGATCAAGTATATTAGCGATATCAGGAATAATAAACTGAGCTTTTGTGGTAAAATCAGAAACTAAAACTTTTCCAACAGATTGATTTTGGAAAAGAGCTTGCATTGTTTCAATATTTTTTTGATTAATATTTAAAGCTCCGCTTTTCAATTCCGAACCCATGGTTATTAGCAGAACAGCTTGTTGAGTTGTTCTTGTTAATGCCATATCCATTTTCTTCATTTCCTGTTTCCAGTTAATGTCTTCCAATACTGGAAAGCCCATAGGAACAGAGAATGGTTCGTAGTCTTGTTTCTTATAGAATACAGCAGATACTTGCTCTGTGTCTAAAGGAATTGTAATGTAAGCTCCGGCACCAGAAAAAGCTTTCTTTTGTAAGTTTAATTTATTTTTTTCGCTTAAGCTTTTTAATACTTCTCTATCTTCGTCAGTAGTTGGGTTGCGCAATCTTTGTAGTTCGTAGTCTGTAAGAATTTTATAATAATTACCACCAACAAATGAAATGTTCCCGCCATATTGAATATCAGCAGGATTCAAAATCATGTACTTAGATGGCAACTCTAATTTGCTAGCGGCAGCAGTAGAATCAGATCCAAATACTTGAGTTATTTTAGCTACATCTCCAGGATTAACCTTGTAATCGAATCTATAAATAAAAACATTTCCAGAGCGATAATACTCTCTAAAGAATTTGTCTACAAAGTTATCAATATTAATCTTTTTGAATAAAGCGTCTAGAAAATCCCTAGCTTTCTTATTGCCGCCAGTAAAGTAAATTTTACTACTAGAAAACTCCGTCATTAAATCAATAACATTTCTGAAAGAAGAGAAATTGTAATAAGCCTTCTGACACAAAATAACAGCGTCTCTAACATTTAGGCCACTCTTATTCTGCAAATTATTTGAATACTTGAATGGCACTAGACCATAATCAATATTATAAAATCTGTCTGTTCTTTCAATGTCGCCAGCAAGATTTCTACGAGCTTGTATCGGAGAGTTCTCTGAGGAAGCTGCGTAAGCAGTCATCATTGGCTTGATTTCTTGTGTCTTTGGCTTTCTCATGTTATATAATCATTAAATGGTTTCCGCTTCTGAAAACTACTCCTTGAGGAAGGCTTCCAGTTTGAGCTTGAGTTGGCAAATTTTGCATTAGAATATATCCAGATACTCCGCTTAAGGTCACAGACGGTCTACTGCCGTGCCCTAAAATCAAAGTATAGTCGTCAAACAATTCTATCATTGGCAAGCCAACTGAATCAGTAACAGCCCACAAAGAAGCATTCGCTCCAGTCTCATAATAGCTTACAAAATTACCAGCGCTGCCTGCTATAGAAACTGCCCCAGAAGAAGCAATGATAGAAATAGATGTCGGAGTAAGAGAGCCGCTTATGTTTATTTTTTGGGCTGTTATCGGAGAAATAAAATTCTTTTTACCACTAAAATTGAAATTATCTCCACTCGCTATATTGGTAACGTTTGTAGCACTTGATTGAGCTAAGATTTGATTGTATAATAATCCAGAAGTGGTATCTGTGTAGGATTTTAGATATCCACTAGCAGTATCGACTTTAGTGCTTAAAACTCCACTCGATGTAGTAATAGAGCTGTATAGATTTCCACTAACAGAAACAACATATCCACTTAAGGCAATATTTTGCCCGCTAAGAGAATTTCCAGTGTTATTTAATCTTGTAGACAACACACCGCTAACGGCATTTGAATAAGAGTAGGCGGCGGCTCCAGTATTTATTATAGCAGAATTTAAAGTACCAGAAGCGGCGTTTATGGTAGAATTAAGTGTTCCTGTTGCTGAATTGAGATCAGATTGATTTAAATAGCCAGAAGGATTAGAAACTGATGGGTAATAATTCACGTTGCCCACCTCTACGATGAACCCCGAAAACTCTACCTGATCTACCTGCTTTCTCCTGATCAAATTAGCCATGCTATTATAAAGTTACACTAAAACATCACTGGAGCAAATGTAAAAGTGCTATTTTCTACAGTTTGTTTCATTATATCGTTATAAGATTTAACGCCCCAATTCGCCAACATAAATGCTGAATAGTTATCCTTTCTAGCTCTTGTGGCAGAAGATCCTCTTTTCAAATGCTGAGGCAAATCAAAATTTTGCATGCCTCTAGAGGTGCTAGAACACTCTACCAGGGCGCATTGTTTTTTCGTTTGATAAATAAAGTCGTCTTGATTTTCTATAAAGTCTAAATTACTCCAATCGGCCTTGTCTCCAGTAAATATCAAATCTTTAGGAATATTTATAGTTATGACATTATCAAAAAACTTATCATTAGAGCAAGTCCTAGATGCAAATAAAACTTTTTTATAATCGATGCAAGCTTGCAAGTATTCGTTTCCTTTTCTAATGAAGCTAGATGTGAACACTTGGCTAAACGCTATCCTATAGTCTGACAAATTGTATTGAGCTTTGGCGTTTCTTAATTGCATTTCTAAATCTTGCCCTTCTGCATCAGCATTGTAGTCTATCGTTTTGATATTTATTTTTGCTGCTTTAAATAACTCTGACTGGTTGCAAGTGTCAATGAAAATATCTGCGCCAGCGTTATCTAAAGTTATCATAACCACATCAAAGTATGTCATAATATAATTAAAATATTTAACGTGGTTATTTAAATTCCCTAGGCCAGCGTAAGTATGCACAAGGATTCCTATACCAGTCTCCTCGTCTAATTCCATAACAGATATAGCAAAGTAATCCGCATTTGGGCTGTCGCTCATATTCGGATCAATTCCAACAATATATTTTTTACCATTATTTCCTTTTATTAACGTGTGAGGATACTCGTCTTTAAGAGTGCAGGCTTCCATTTTCTTTGCGCTAAAATAGCTATCTGATCCATCAGTGAATTGAGCGCAATACTCTCTAAGGAAAGCCGAGTGCGAAGTTCCGCCGCTCTGAGCTTCTTCAATAATTGTTTTGTCTATCATTTCTGGCGGCAAAGCTTCGTACCCTAATTGAGAAACAAAATAAGTAGAGTCTTCTTTGTCAGGGGAAGTAATTTTATTTATCCACTCTTGATAAGTTTTGTAAAGATTTTCAAAAGTATAGCTAGCAGAAGACAAAGCTATCATTTTAGAACTATTAACAAATACCATACGATCTTCCTCTTGCATTTTACCTGCTTTGATTAGCAAGTCTTCCATTTCTCTAATATCTATACGCCTTTTCATGTCTTGAGGAGCAACTAGGAATGGCATCAAAACATTTTTGATAATTTCTTCTGGCAAAAGCAAAAACTCGTCAAGAACAAGAATATTCGCGCGAAAACCACGAATCTTTTCGCCGCTTAGAGGAATAGCTCTGATCGACCCACCATTAATGTCCCATTCGTAAAGATCGTTTCTTTTGCTCTTCGCACCGAAAGCTTGTAGCAATAATTCTGCGCCTTTAGTTTCGCTCATTTTTTCTATATTATTAAATATAGCTCTAGCTGTACGAAAAGTAGGACCAGCTACAAGAATCTTTGTATTAGGCTCGAAAACGCATTGCAACACACAGTACACGCTAGCAATAAATGATTTAGAGCAACCGCGGCCCCATACGCACATAGAAAAGTTTCTATTAAACATGCCTTTAAGAGTTATCTCTTGGTAAGGCGAAAGTTTTATTCCAGTTAATAAATAAGTTGTTAAATAAAGATTCTGACGCAAAAATTTGCACAGAGTAATCTTAGCTTCTTTGTCTTCCAGCTCTCCTTCGAGCTGCGCAAAGATAGCGTTGTAATTTTGAGTGCTTTTTTTGTATTTAGGTGTTTCGTGCCACATATTACAGGAGTTTTAAATCGTACATTAATTGCAAGTCGTATTTTTTATATTCTCCGCCGCTAAAAAAGACCCTCTTCATTACTCGCACGCACTCTTCTCGGCCATCGACAAACAAGAATTGGACATTGGTATATTTTTGTATTAGTTCTCTTACATTAAAGAAAACAAATTCTGGAGTAACTTTAATTTTCTTAGATACATAATTTAAATATTGAAAGCTTAAGCACTCTTGTAGAGGACGCTCTATCAATACAATAAGATTAGCCTCTGCTGCTACTGATCTTTCTATTTCTCGGCAAAATCTTTCGTATCCGCCGCTCATTGTGCCGATGAAATCAGAGATAGACTTTCTTTCTATATAACATTTATTTTCTGGATCATTGATAGCGTAGTCTCCAAATTTTAAGCCCTTAACTTCGGTAGGATAATCAATAACTAGAGGCATCTGCTCTCTCGTATCAATATAAATACTAAAACTGTCTTTAATTTTATATTTTAGCGCTTCTTTTGGGTATGTGTATTTGATTTTATAGCCCAAAGAATTGCAAATGTTATAGTAATCCAAAAAAAGCTTATGATAATAAGGAACGGGCGGGCTAGTAATAGATCTAAGCTCGACTTCAGTAGGTGCATAAATTAAGTTGTGTTTTTGTTTTCTTTGAGAGAGGAATTTTTTTAGATACTCTTTCTGGCCCTCAGCGGTTTGCTGGCTAAGCCATTTTTTCATAGAGTTTTTATTATTAAAATCGTTAGAGAAGTAATAGTCTTTATTTTTAAAGTTTATTAATTCTCCAGTGAGCAAGTCGTGTCTCGGCTCATGAGCTTGGTAGTACTCTACCATTCTCAATTTGTGAGACTTAAGATGCCCATGAAAAGATTTATCTGTTTCAAATTCTAAGTTACAAATTTTGCATTTAACCATCTAAAACTTCCTCCTCTGTGAGACCAAAGATTCTGGCTTTCATGTCATCCATAGATGATAAGCGCCCGATCTCTCCTTTTAAAATTTCTCTTCTCATATCTGCCATTTTTATCATTTCTTTTCTAGTGTCTTCGTCTTTCCACATCTGCACCAGATTAAGAATAGAGGCATGGTCTTTAACTAAGCTAGAAAGCCTTTCACTTCTCTTAATTTTGAGATCGTTAAGGAGTTTTTGCTGACGAGTAACGCACTGATTGTATTCTGTGCGAGCAGAAGTTACCGCTTCTATCAATGGCATAGGGATTCTATTGCCAGAAGTCATTTCTATGTCTATCTGCTCTTGAAGAGTTTGGATAGTTCGTTGAATATTTGCAGATATTACTACTTCTGTTGCTAATATGATATATTGGTCCACCTCTTCTTGGGTCAAGTCTGCTTTATCATAAGCGTATCTTATGAAGCTGCTCTCAAATAGTTCTCTGTCTTGATTAGTCCCATATGTACCAATTTGATGAAGAAATCTATAAGTATGCAAGTAAGAGATTAGAGAAGTTAAGTCTTTCTTTTGTCTCGCCGTCAGCTTTTCTTTGTCCAAACCATTAAGAACATATTTATTTACCCTTACCATAGCCCTTTCCGAGTTTTTGGGCGGCTTATAATCGCCCTGATCGTCTTCTCTGTCTGAAGCGTTAGCGATAACTTGTTTGGGCAAAGAGTCTAAATACTCTTGGATGCTTCTAGCTTCGATAGAAAGGTTATTTAAGCTATAGTTATTAAAAAGATCTCTTGATAAATCTACCGCTGTCATCATAGAAGCGTTATTAGCAATGTAGTCTTTTTGGTCTTGAGTAAATTCTATTCTATCTTTAGGGGTGTATTCGCTTTTAGTTTTTATTTTTAACTCTCGCGAGGCTAAGAAGCCCTTTACAGCCTTTCCGTGTTTGCTTCTGCCATCTAAATTTGGGATTTCTGGAAAAATAAGTTGAGTAAGCTCTAAAAGTCCAGGAGGGTTGTCTTTCCTGTCGTTCCAGGTTTTAATTATTAGATCTTTTTGTTCTTGCGTTAAGTCTATTTCAGTCATATATCTATTTCTCCATTGTTGAGACATTCTTTAGCTTTTTTTATTATAGCTTTTTGAATGTTTCTTAGTTGCTTGTTGTAGGTAGTCTTGGCTTTCTTGTCGTACTTAAACTCTAAATTTTTGCATACATATTCTTCAGTTTTATTTTGAATATATAATAAATCATACACTCTCCACTCTATTGGTTTGAGCATTTTCTTCATTTTTTCATGAAGATTAGCCGCGGCTCTTTGGATGTTATATTGAGGAGCCGATTGGTTATTGATTTCGTAAGAGTGGTCCTCTACCGACACAGTCATTTTTAAATCGTAAGCATTCTTTTTTGTTTTTACCCAATTTTTGTACATTGGGCATGGCTTGTCTTGCTTACCGTAAATTTTACATTCACTTTCACCTATCGCAGCAGCACACTTAAGGCAAGGCCGGGCGTAATTTCCATAATTGTTTCTAATTAAGTTTTTTATTTGATTAGATATGATTCGATTTATCCATGGTAAGATAGGCTTGCTCTCGTCATACAAATTCCATTTTTTGTATATATGGAATCTAATGATTTGCGACACGTCTTCAAAGTCAATCCAGTTAAGAGCAGAGAGAGTCCATTTGTTTTTTCTCTTTACTATTTCTGTATTGATTAAAGCAAAGCAATTTTCAAACTTTAGTTTATTCTTCTTCATTCATGGCTTGTCGAGACGGATAAAATCCAGCTTCTCGTTTAAAAGACTCTAAAGTCTCTGCCCTATTGAACACTTGGGGCCTAGAGACGACATCTTCTGAACTTTGTCCGTTATGAGTACCCATTAGGTTATTCAATTTAGATCCTCTATTGCTTTTTATATCAATATCGAATTCTAATTTAGAAATATTTGGTACTCTTTCGGTCGCGATTTCCTCTTCTTCGTCTATTTGTGTAATCCTAGGGGTGGATTTGATTACTTTGCTTGCTATTGAGGGAGCAATTGTAAAACTAGATCCGCAACCAGAGCAAAATTTTGGTTTATCAAAAGAATATTCAGTGCCATTACCACATTTTTGACAATAGATCTTCATATTAACAATTATACACTATATGATTAAAAAAAACATTAAAAGTTTTAAATTTAAAACAGATAAAGGTGTAGAGTATTCTGTTAGCAAGATAAAAATCCCGGCAAAGGACAAGGCCGAAGGGCTTTGCGACTCTCCCGAGAACGAACGGCCTCAAATATTTATAGAACAATCTCTCTTGCCAAGAAGAGAAATGTCTGTGACTATAGAAGAGTTCGCTCATGCTTTTTTTTGGGATAAATCAGAAAAGAATGTTCGCAAATTTGCGGCAACTTTAACAAAGTATCTACACGCGAACGGTTGGAGAAAGAGTCTTTAGTTTTTTAACTATAAATTTTACTAAATCGCTTCTCTTGATGTCTTCTTCTGTGAAGTGGAAAGAATAAAGGCCCCTTTCTCTGCTCTCTTCGTCTGAGAATATAGCCTGAAGCTTCTCAAAACCACCAGACTTGCCATAGGCCAAATCAGATTGATCAGGATCTGCTAAGATAAAGCACTTACTAAACTCTCCTATTCTTGTCATTAGGGTAACTATTTCTTTTTGAGTACAGTTTTGGGCTTCATCAAGAATAATAGCCTTGCAGTTCCAACTCATGCCGCGCACGAATGACAATGGATGGCTTTGGAGTCTACCTTGATTGTTTAGAGACTCGATAGACGGCTTAGATAAGAGTTCTTCTAGCTTGTCGGCAAAGGGCAAGTTGTAGTACTTTAGCTTCTCGTCTGCGTCTCCTGGCAAGAACCCGATTTTGCTATCGCTGCTCTCTACTGGAGACCGAATATACATAATGTCACTAACCTTCTTTTCCTTAATTAGGTGAAGAGCGCAATAGATGCTTAACAAGGTTTTAGACGAGCCGGCGGGGCCGCTAATGAACATCATTTTCACATCTTTGCTTAGGGCTATGTTTATGAATTCTTTTTGTTTGTCTGTCCAATTGAGATCTCTAATTTTCATTTCTTCTTTGAATTTATCTCTTTGAAGAATCTTTGGGGACTTATCTTGTTTTGACATTAATAGTATTATATATATAAAAAGAAAAACCCCTAAGTTTTTAAACCTAGGGGTCTATTTAAGTAGTTTAAGTTGTATTAGAAGGTCCAGCGCAAACCACCAGTGCCAACTAATCCATCAAATTGCTTTAGAGCAAAATACAAGTCTCTAGTAGAAAAATCATTCTTGATATAAGCTACTTCAGTAAATGCATCTAAGTTCTTCCAGATGTTACGAGAGATTGCAAGCTTAGCAGCATATGTCTTTGCATCGGTTAGCATAGTATACTCTACAGCAGGAGTAAAGTTGAACTCATACAAAGAAAAGCGCTTCTCCATACCAACTGTTGCGCCGGATTGCTCTAGCTCAACATTGTAGATACCCTTAACGTAAGGAACAAAGAAACTATTCTCAAGAGCAACTCTAGCGTTAACTTCTGTGTAGTTTTGAATTAGAGCTTGCCCGGTTTGGTGACGAGTTACTCCTGCGTCTGTGCGAACGCTTAGACCTTTTAGAGCCTCGAACGACTTGCCAACTCCAAGGCCCCAATGGCTAGAGTCTGTGCCAGAGGCAATTGGAAGATACTGACCCTTAAGGGAGAAATCTACTCCCGCATAGGTCTTTCCAAGTGTTACTCCAGCAACAGCAGCGTCCTTAGCTTGGACGAGGTTGTTCACTAGGTAGCTTGAGGTGTAGCCCGCGTCAATCGCGGCTGTAATTGAGTTAGTTTCAGCAAAAGCTGAGATACTTAATGTTGCAATTAATAGTGCAATTTTGAATAGTTTATTCATAGCATAGTATTGTTGCCTCTTCGAGGCACTTTGTCAAATTTTTTATAACCATGCTGGTTATTTTTTTTGGAGAACTTAAAAGACCTCCAGAAGAAAAGAGCCCTTGGGATTTTTTTTGTTTTGTTTTTTTATTACATGAGATAAATAGAATAGAAAAGAAAAAGAGGGGAGAGCTTTGTTTTTTTTATTATGTAACTTAATAGACCTATAGAAAAGAATACTCGCCCCGAATTTTTTACTTTGGTTCTTTAAAAGAGTTTAATAGAATTGGGGGAGATTGAGAAAAGGGCCCCCCCCGCAAGAAAAAAATTTTGGAAAAAAACCGATTTCAAAAAGGGTTGGCACGATACTTGCCTTGCCCGGTTGGCATGGTTCTTGTATTTCGGGCAAACGTGGAGGGTTGGCACGATACTTGCCTTGCCCGGTTGGCATGGTTCTTGTATTTCGGGCAAACGTGGAGGGTTGGCACGATACTTGCCTTGTCCGGTTGGCACAGTTTCTGTTTTCCACAAACTATGCCAAGCGGCTAGGAAAGGGGACCGGATGCACTTTTATGCGGTTAAATTGCATTTTTTGGAGACTTGGCACGGTTTTTCAACGCGCTAGGAGCCTCGTAGGGGCATTTTGATGAAATGCAGAATGCGCGTAAATGCCAATGAATAACGGTAACGTGACTCGGGCCGCTGTAGGGGTAGCCAAACGCCTTTCCAATGCGAATTTTAACGCTAACGTAAAACCGGGAGTTTTAGGGCTAAAACATCCCTGGGATGGGGGGAAGGCGCTGACCGGGGGAAGGCGCTGACCGGGGGAAGGCGCTGACCGGGGGAAGGCGCTGACCGGGGGAAGGCGCTGACC